TACTATAAAGTTTATATCTGAGTTTGTTACAGCATTTCCTACTGAAATTGTTGGTGTAGCGACAACTGTATTCTGCTGCACAGTTTCTCCCACAGCAAAAAATCCACTACGATCCGTTACAGTAATTACAAAATCTCTACGATCGAAGGATTTAATAAATTTATTTAATACTACAACAAATGGTTCATAGTTATACCCTTCGCCTGGGTTGATTCCTCGAATAGTTCTAATTGTACCTATTTCTGCATTAAGAATTGTTAAGCACTCACTAAGAAGGGTTTTTAATGAACCAACTTCCTTAGCAGGAAACCCATAACCCATCAATGGAATCACGTCAGCGCCGGTGCCGCCAGCAATTGTAATCTCCGGAAGGTATGTGTAATCTTGGCCTCCATCGTCAACCGATATTTGAAGAATCCCACCACTACCATCGACAGTATCAATTGACAGGGTAAGACCACTCCCTTGGTCTCCAACAACAGCGGACCCATTGGCATACTTTGTATTATCGACTGTTATGGTGTCCGTGATCGCATATCCAGATCCACCATCAACAATATAAACATCTTGGAAGGTTCCGTTTGCGATCTGAACCTCTCCTGTAGGAGCGAGTCCACACAGTGCTATATCCGAGGTATCGTTCTGGCTATCAAATTGATCAGATAATGTTTGCGGGCTGATGTATTGTGTATTTGCTTCGTTGCGTCCAGTGAGGAGATCGGTGTATAATGCTACTGTTTCAGTAGCAGTAAGAGTACCTACATCAAATGTTGCTCCAGTGCCTGTACTGATTACATTTGAGACGCCTGTTGCTTTAAGACTGCCATTCGAGTAGTATACATTGAACACACTAGCATTTGCATATAATGTATTGGCGTTTGTATATCCATGGATTCCAAATGCAGTTGAATTTAATCCTGTAACATTAGCACTTACTGTTTCATTTGTTACAATACTGATTACTGCATTTGCATCTGTATTAGACGCATGGATAGCTTTAGTGGCTAGAGTAACAGCTGCGGTGTTACTTTCAATTGACACAATCATGGTGTTTGTACTAGACTTAGCAACAACAAATGTATTAGCAATTGTGTTGCCACTGACATTCTCTAACTCTACAACATCTCCATAATTAAACTCATCAGTTGATTCGTTAAATGTTAATTCTGCATAGGGAAATTGTAATGTATCAAACTGATTGATAGCAGTTGTCGTTCCTGCGTTCGCTAGCTGAGCTACCTGACTCATGAGTATAGCGTCTCCATTAGCATATGCCAATGACGATGGTAATACTACATTATTACTAACAATAACTTCTGTTACATATGCTCCAGAACTATCTTGTACGGTCGACAATGTATATCCTGTACCACCATCAACGAGTGTAAAATCTACTCGACCAGTTTGGTCCACTGTTGCAGTTACACGAGCCTTTCCCCTGAACCCTTTGAGTGATATAATATCAAACACATCACCAATATTAAAATCACGACCACCATTAGTCACTGTCAATGATGTCAACGATCCAACGATCTTTGGAGACCCTACTGTATCACCAGTGCTATCCGATATTAATTCTCCTGTCTGGAACGAACCACGGATATTAGTTAGATATGCTACATCCACTTCCCTCTTATCTAAAGTGGATAGTGTTGCTATATTTTCTACAAACGCAGTTGCTTGAGATGTTCGACCTGTGATTTGTTTTCCAATGAAGCTAGCATTGCGATCTTTGACCTCGAGCTCAATATAGCGAGGTCGAATATATTCACCACTCGAAGGCCGAATAATTTTATCACCAGGATACTCTATCGATGCTTCTTCATGAAACATCAATTGCATCATTGAGGTTACAGCTTGTTGTGACCCCTTGCTTTTATAGATGTCTTGAACGTTTTTAATTAAGAAAGCATCATCGTAGTCAGCAATTTTAGGAAAATTGTTGAGGTACTTTTTTCTAAAATGGGTGATGTAAGAATCGGCGGCTGTATCTACATCTCTGTTAACCAAAAGGTTACGAGCCGCCTCGATTGTTTGATCTGTATCTTCTAAGAATTCAAAATACGCCTCAACAAAGTCAATAAAGTTTTCCCCTTCTTCTTGATAGAAGTCGGGGAAATGAGACCTTACTGCAAACGCAATTTTGTCATGAATATCTTGCATGTGTTATTCTCTTTCTTGGAGAGCGGTAACAGCTATGTCATCATCACTAATCTGTAAAATTAGATTCTTGGATGATCGGATTGTCGTATCAGACACATTGCCGTAAATTTTGATTCCTTGGCCAGTATATCCATCTACTTGAAAATTTGCAAGATTCAGTAGACCTGATGTATATGCAACAGAACCAACACCTGCCTGAATTATATTTCTCTGATTATTATCGAAGTTGATGATATCAACATTACCTGTTCCATCATCCTCAAGGTAGCATACACTACTGCCAATTGTAAAAGCAGCACTTCGGATTGCTGGAGTATAGGACGATAGGTCGTTGTTTGTTCTTGCGCCTACGTTAAATGGTACTAATGAGTTGGCGTACGACACACTATACGAATCACTAACACCAATAATTGGAGAAATTGTTCGGATCGCTTTGATCGTAGTTGAGTTACCTATAATAGATGGATCAGACGCATCGATTGTTGCAAGAAGTCTACTATACCTCAATGTCTTATTAAAGTCCTGTAAATTCTCTGTGTTAAAATTATTAATTGCTGACCGAACTTTGGATCTAATATCTGTTGGTGATTGCGTTGTCAAATTAATATTATAGCGAACCGTTACCTTAACGTCAACCTCTAAGAACTCAGGATCTACAAATTCTGCCTCAATCGACACTGGACTTTTTGTATTAACGAATTCTGTGATCTGCTCTTTAAGAAGTTCTGATGTACCATCAGCATCTCGCACATCAGCTGAGATAATTACTCGACCAAACTTAGGAGGATCTTGATCTTCGCCTCCATAGACACTCAAGGCTTCAATCTCTGGAAACTCTGCAATGATTAGGCTCTCATAATCATTTGCTGTAACAGCACGTTGTAATGTCTGGTAATGACGGACAGCGTTGAATCTGATTGACTCAAGCGTCTCGCGTAACGATCCGCCCCGAGCAAAGGTGTTAGCGTTCACAAGAGCAACAGACGTATTGCTGTATCCACCAACTGATCCAATTGTGAATGTTCTTGCTCCATTTGAATCTTCGCCACTACTGATTCTATAACTTGCCTCTATAACATTACCATCAGCAACAGCTCGACCAGTGACATCGTTCCCAAAAACAATTTCATACCTTCCTTCGTTACCTGCTTGAAGGAAGAATACGTTACTCGTTCCAGTCAAACCAAATAAATCAGATGCGTATGTATAGACACCATTTGTAGAGTCGGCAGCAGATGTTCTTACAGTAACAACAAGGCTATCTGTATCGATTCTATCATCTTGAATAAGATATCGTTGATTTGTGTTTGCTGCATCTACTGTAAAAAATTCTGCTTTGTATCCACCTTCAAAGATTGATAGGTTAGCTGATCCTGCTCGGGATGTAGGGTCGATAGAAATAACAACATTCCGATCTGTCGTAAACGTAAAGGACTGGTTGTTTGCTGTTGTTGTAAATGATGTTCCTTTAGGCACACTTACAAAACCCGCATCATCATTGACAGTAACAGTTAATTCAACATCAGCGCGGGCAGACCGCCTTGACCTTGGAAGATAGTTTAGCTCTTTACTATGTGAGCGAATTGCATCCTCCGTTTGAGCAGTATCAATAAACATTTCATTGACTGCCATATTCAAATATAAATTATTCAAGTATGTGTTATATGAAAGGACATCGAGCAGAGCAGACATATTAGACCCTTCAAAGTTATAATCGCTGAACTGCGGCTTCCCTTTGATATAGTCTTTGAGCTGTTGCTTTATTTGCTGTGCGTCTAGTTCTATTTCGTGTGACATTATCTTATCCTATCTAACACGACTTCGAGTCTTTGTGGTTCGGTTGTATTTCTAGTAGTGAACGTAACAGTTACGTGGAGGGTGTTCTCTACACCATGAGCACTTATGTCGACGCTATTTATTACTGCGCGAGGCTCATAAGTTTGGATTGAATGCAGGATATCATTCTTGATTGTTTGTACAGTCGATGCTGTCAATTGCTCAAATAGATATCTATTAAGACCAGCACCAAACTGTGGATCTAATCTACGTTCACCTTTACTGGTCAGCAAGATATTTTTAACACTGCGTTTGACAGCATCTTCATTAGTTAATAAAGAGAGATCTCTTTTTAATGGGTGAGCAGTCAGATTTGTCGTGACGTCAGAGTACCCAGGGTTAGCCTGTAAGCGTCTTGGTGTACTTTGATTTATAGCCATCTATCTTTACCTAGTAGTTTTTATTATTTATCTACGGTTTTGTTCCTCAGCCAATGAAAACATTTGGCGACCCTACAAACATGTATCCTGCATCGACGGAATCCCCATTTCGTGTAGCAGGGATCCCTGCTATTATTACTTTTGATGATCCGCTCTTAACACTGGATGAGTGAGAAATACAAAGTGGTGGTGGTGAAGGGTTTGTTATCAAGTGTGTAACGGTTCTCGTCCCTAGTACAGCAGCCCTCCTCCCATTAATAATAACCTTATTTTGTGGAGGTATGGCAAGAACAGACGTTCCCGCACAACCATGCCCTGTTACAAATAAGTCACCTTCTCTTGATGCGTTCGTAGCCATATTAGTTCAAGTATACCTTTCCTAACAATGTATCTACATCAAAGTTTCCTAACTTAACATCGATATTATAATTTCCAAAAACATCCATGTTAACGCTACCACCGACTTTGATATCCCAATTCTTTTTGATGTATGTATTGCAATCTCCATCAATTGTTAGATTCACAGTTCCTTTAACATAGACGTTATCGCCTTCTGCTATAATTGTGTACCTATCACCCTCAATGCGCTCAACAACTGTCCCCCTGGGATGAATTTCTTTAAACGTACCAGACTTGTGGAAAGTATGAATTCTTTCGTGGCCATCAGTGTCATCTACCTCAAACACATGACCGCTTGGCGTTCTTTCTACCTTATTGTCGGGGTAGAGAGCCTTATAGGGATTTGCTGGTTCGTCCCAAACAGTACCACGACTGGTAGGTATCCGTGTCCGCCGCATCGTGTTCTTCCAAAAATCATAATCAAGTTTTGTATCCCTATCGGTGTCGACTTTAACATCAGGTCTTGCTAACCAAGGTGCGTCATGAAACGTCCCTCGTCTAAGTTTTGGATCCCAATCTGTCCCAGCAAGTCGCCCAAGTATCATAGGAACTTGAGCATCAGGACCATCTGCATAAAACCCAAATACTGTTGTTCCAATTGAAAGACTAGGGATCGTTCCTACATTATCCGTTGATGATCGACCAACACCTTGAATAACAGTAGCCCACTGAAGATCGGATGTTGACACATCTGCTTCTTGGTCCGAGTAAATATTATACGGCCGAACCTTAACGCGACCCAGTTCAAGCGGATCAGAAATTTCTTCAACTATTCCAAAAAACCAATGTGTATCTATCATTATGTTATCTCTTTACTTTCTATCTTCTGCGCCAGCGTTGGTTTTGCCAACGTGAGTACTGTTGAACCTTGTACTAAAGTAAACGCGTGCTTCACACCGACAACAAGGAATCTCCCTTGCAAATATTCCTCTGCGTTTGTTCCATCTGCATATGTTGTGCCTCGAGGCATTCCAGGAATGTTAATGACATCTCCTGGCCTTCTATTTGTATGGCCAGGCACCGTGATGTCGATGCGAATTTGTTGCAATGCTTCAAATATAGCCATTGTTTTTCCGTATGCAAGAGCCTTGTAATCAAATGGATCAAAATCACTTTCGACCTTAAAGGACTGGACAGACGTTCGTCCAATGTCTTTACTTTTACTCTTATCAAACTCAATCTCATGGAGAAAATCTTCTCTATTAGCATTGATAAAATTATAACTATCTAATCCTGTCAAATCGTAAGCCATCCTTGACATTGTTGTGTCTCTGCTTAATATTTGTTTTTTCACAGGATCAAATCTAATCAATGAACTATCGAGCATGCCATTGTTAATTTTAGATTGTGTATCGAATTTTGAATTAAATGACACGTTGATGATTCTATAGAATTCTTTGTCTCTTATGTTGTAGTATTCATTCTCGAACACATCAAAGAAGTAATTGGGGACGTCTGAATTTTGGTTAAATAACTCATCAACATTGAGGAATCGATACGCATCAAGATCTTCATAGAACGTAAACAATGATGATCTGCTAATATAATTTGAGTACGTCCTAGCTGCAATCATATCGATTGCTTTGAATGGACTTACCTTTGGAAAGATAATTTCAACATCATTAGCATATGGGGTCGGTCCGTCTGTCCCAGGGAATGTTTCTATGAATTTGGATGCCCACACTCCCACTCCACCATCTAAAAAATTATTCACTATACTTTCTACAGCTAGGTCTGGTGCTGTTTTTATGTAGTGAGAGACTTTAGGAGCAATAAGATTCTGAAATCCTGTCTCTGAAACAAAATCCAGAGTGTATGTTATCGAATGATAGTTATCATCATATTGTGGAGATGACATTTTGAGGATACGGCCATTGAATGTTTTTGCCGCTCGACCGCTTGAGTTGAAAATCATTTCAATTTTTTCTTCACCAAGCAAAGGACATGCATAATGTAAGCCAACACCATCAAGTATTTTCAGAGAGCCAAATATAGCCTTATTGTATATTGACATGTTGACCTGACAGTCAATCAATAATCCTTTGATGTCTTCATCAAAACCATCGTCATTACTAATTCTTAACTGGGCGACCTCCCACCCGCCAGCTCGTATACTAGGCATTATATAACTTCCTCAACTCTCTATCAATTTGAGGGATGTATTGTTTGTCGATTAAAACGATATGCTTTCTGTTCTCATTCTCTTCAACTTCGATATCATAAGCCGTCACGTTAGTCAATACAGGAACTTCTGATATTGGAGATGCTGTTCCTGAAATTAACGATGTGGTTGTATCAGTTGAGAACAAATTACCATCAGCATCTTTCTTATGGATGACTATAGCCTGTGCTGCTGATATCGAACCGTATTTGGATGCAATGTAATTTTCAAATTCACGCGTTGACATGTACCACTGATAATATGGATCAATAATATCATTAGCAAACATGACTAACCACACATATTGTACATCTCCATAATAGAAGAAAGCAATCTGCTCAATTGTTTCGCCTTGTTTAACAAGATATGGATAAAATGCACTTGGATCGACTAAATCTATATTTTTTAATAAACGGGGACGGTACAGAATATTACGTAGCTGTTGTCTTCCATAGGTAACAGATGGTAACGATTGAAAATAATTTGCCATTACGATGACCCCATCTGATCAGATACTGTATCGCTTCTATTAGGAAGATCATCTAAACTTTCAACACTCTCACGAGTCAAAGTTGCAACTTCCATTACGTCCATTGAAAATTCAATTTCTATTGGATCGTGAGTTCCTTTGAAGAAAGCTGGAACTCCTTGCGGAGCATAATTAATGGAAAAGTTTTGAATTACAGACCGGCCTATTTTGATCAAAGGCTTATTCTCTGTGAAAATTGTTATGAACACCTCATTAGGATAATTAATAAGGAACATATCTTGCGCCCCATCGATAAGACTTCTTGGAAGAATTTCTTTCCGAATTGTTCCCAAAACTTTACGCATACGATAAGACTCTTCTGCACTTTGAGGATATACTTTCCACGAAAACTGATGCTGCCTCAAATTCATACCCTCAAACACTGTAATTGCATGAGGGTTGAGGACTTTGCCTGTAATCCTATCAATTGCACCTGATATACCTGCATCAATTGATGAGATTCTTCTAGCAAGAGCTCTTGCAATACCACCAACTGAGACTCCTTCACCGTAAGGCTCGAGATCCTTCATTGTCACACCTTCCGGAGTTCCAATTTTGTCAAATATTTTATCTATTCCACCTGCTGTCGCTAATCCCATCGCCCCTGTGATTCCAAAATCTGCTCCACTATACCTCATCCCATACTGATCTACTAGTTGTGTAGGTAAAGGGAGCGCAATTGATTGTAGCCTCAGGCTCTCATTTGGTTTTCTATTGACCTCAGGATCAACACGTTGATACTCATAGAATTCTAAGAGCATATAGTGAGGCCTATCTTCCATTGGGAATTCAATATGCATGTTAGAGATGAATCGTTGCTTGGCGGCCGCGATTTCTTTTTCCGGATTGGGATATCTTACTTCTAAGGTCGTCATATAAATAAACCTACAAATGTATACGAAAC